AACCTGTTCCTTTAACCCAATCATAATGCCCAGCAAAGTCACCGTTAGTGATTAACTCAGAACCTAGCTTTACGCCTTGAGACTTATCAAGCATCAGTCCAACAGGTTGACCAATAATAGCAGGTAATCCCGATGCACCCGTTTGTCGCATTGTAGTTAAATCGGAAGGGTCATACCACACACCCTGCTCACCGTTAGAGAACAGGTTTGCAATGGCATCACCAAGGACGGAGCGCGAGGCTCCTAGTCTGTTTACACCTAATCCAAACATGGCTTACACCATTGAGGTAATGTAGGCGGAACCGGAAGAGCCAGAGGTAATAACGGAAACAGTATCCCCTGTAAAGACATGGATGTACTCAATGGCATTTGCAGGTAGATATGAAGAAGAAGTAGTGGCTGTGCCTGTGACGCTATAGAAGCAGTCTGTGTCGCTTACGATGCGAGCTACACGAATACCGGCAGCAATAGCAGTAGCGGAGGCAGCAGTGCCTGAAGTGGATACTTTAGAAACAGTAGTGGGACGGAGAACTTGAATTGGTTTTGCGTTTGCATCAATTGTCAAAGTAGACATAATAATTTTCCTATGTAAAGATAGAAAGGCGCTATGGCCCGAAAGTAAAAGAGAGAGGCACCCTTATGGATGCCCCTCGTCTAGTTTGTTACTTAGCCTGCTACGTTAAGTACGAAGCCTGCGTCTGGACGGAAAGTCTTAACACCGTACAGAGTGTCAGCAGTGTACAGGTTCGCAAGGAACTCCTGCTTGTACTGAGTCTGTGAACGAATGCCCTGCTGTTCCGCAAGGATGTAAGTGTCCTTGTGAATCAACTGAGCGGCACGAACACCTGTCTCTGGAGTAGCTACGTTGGTAGATACCATTACGTCGATACCGTACAGGTTACCGATGAGGCCGTTTTGAACAGTCTGTCCGCCAGTGAAGTCACTGGAAACATAACGCTCAAGTCCCATGATAGAGTTACGTACTGAAGGTGGAATTACGAAACAACGGTCGTCCATAGGAACGTCTGCGTCATCCATCTTCTGAATCAAAGCACGGAAAGCTTCGTCGGTAAACGCTGTGTCAACACCGCCTGCTGCGTATGCTTCCAAACCACCGCCTGCTGCTACTTGGTAAGAAGCACTGTTGACCCAAGAAGAGCCATCGCCATCGCCAAGTGACTTACCCAAGTCCATGATGTCAGTGTCAATCTGACGAGCTAGGGCGTAACCTGCGTCACTGGTGTAGAACTGACGAAGAGAAGACAAAGCCTGAGTCTCAGTAATATCTTCAATCATACGAGAGTACTCGTAGTGCTTGTCGATGGCTACTGCTACGTTACCTTCTACGTTGTTCTGGATGGTAACAGCAATGTTTTCTGCTTTCTCTGCGGCAACGCCACGGATAGGAGCAGGGATGTTTACTGTGTCGCCTTTCTTGCCAGTCATAGAGAGTTTCTTGACTTTAGGGGCGATAACTAGGCTCTTCTCATATGCAGCGCGAATCTCGTCACTCCATAGTTTAGGGATGAACGAAGCTGCTGAGGTGTTGTCTACGATTGCGTTTGCTTGTGGATATGCGCCTGCTGGCATAATAATATTCCTTATAAAAAAAGTTTAGGTTTTTACCTAACCCTTCCTTCTGCATATGCCTGTGTGATTTCATCAGACAAAGACATATACCTGTCAGGGTCGGTTTTCATTAGCTTAATAATGTCTGAGCGTCGATAAACTTTCTTCGCTCGCTGTTCGCCAGTTCCTCTAGCGGTGCCTGTTGAGGCGGATTTAACAGCGGCTTTCCGTGTGTCCTTCTCAGTAGAAGCAGCTTGAGCTACTACACCTTGACGTTCTTTCCAGTTGGTAAAGAGTTCGTCTGCGGCATCGTAGTCGTACTGTCTGTCTGCCTGAGCAAAGAGCTGTGTGCGAATCTTAGAGGATTTAATCCAATCAACAAACTTACCGTCCTGTACAATTTCATTCATGTCGGGATGACGTGACTGTAACTTACTTTGTGCGGTCTGTCGTTGGTTGTTTAGATTAGCTGCCTCTGCCTTCTTAATTGAAGGGTGATTAGCAATAGCTCTTTCGACTGCCTTGTCGGGGTCGGAAAAGAAATCAATATCTTCAGCTTCAGTTTCTTGTGTTGGTGGTGGTGTCGAATCGAGTTGTGTCTGTATATAACTATCGACTACGGAACGTAACTCCCCTACTTCTCCGCTTTGCTTTCCTAGGAGCTTCTCAGCCTCTTGGTGCATCCTTACAATCTCTGCGGTTGACTTTCCTTTGTACTTCTCGGGGACATCATCTTCATCGGGAGGTGTTGGCTCTGTTGGAGCTTCCTCTGGTTGAAGGTCATTGATGTTGTTAAGTTCTTCGTTGTCGTCGTCTAGACGCTCATCTTCTATAATGTTTGCTGCCATTATTAAACTCCGTACCTTTTAGTATTATGGAGGTGGTTATTATGCGAGGGTTCATACACCATTATGAATTTGCCTTGCGTTCTTGTTTCAGCTTCTGCTCTCGTTTCTTACACCAAGCATCGGTATTGACACCGTTGTGCTTATCAGTCCAAGTCCCGAAAGAGTTTAGCTGCTTTACTGCCGATAGTCCACATTCGTTGCAGACTACCTCTCTAGTGTCGCTACTGACGAATCGTTCCTCAGTGTGTCCTGCTTCACATTTAAAGTCGAACAAAGGCACTACTCTGTGCCTAAGTCGTCGTATGCGTTACGGACTTGCTCTTCTAGGTTTAGCAACGTAGCAATGACATAGAGTTGTCCCTTCCTAAAGAAGAGGTCTTGTTCATTCTTCGATGCTTCAACTGAATCAATACCTTTAGCATTTGTTTCTAAGTCCTCGGTTAGTGTCTTCCAACCATCTGTACGGAACATAGAAAGCATTTCTTCGTAGTATTGTTCTAATTCTTTGTTTGTTTCTTCAATCATTTAACTGTTTCTCCTTTAAAGGACAGTTTGTTATAAGTAGGAGTATATCTATAAGTATACCCAAGTAGTAAATAAGTAAACATTAAAGTATACTATAGTATTATTATAACATACTTTTAATCAAAAGTCAAGCTTTATTTTACTTATTTGTAGCTACCTACTGTCATCTTGTTCTTTTTGTTCTTAGCTGCACGTCCGCCACGCTTAGGTTTAGCAGGACAAGACTTTGCTTTCTTTTTACATCCGCCTTTCTTCATCATAACTACTTCCTCTTAGACTTAGCGCCAGAGCATTTCCAACGCTTACGTGATAAGTTGTTAGGTGTGTTAGGGTCGTTCTGTTTGTCCTTCGATAAGCCTTTCTTAATGCCTAGACTTCTAGCACAGTAGCTGTCGCCTTTGGAAGTCCCCGCTCTTACACGGGAACCTCCGTCCTTAGCTTTGCCTGCCTGTCCGTAGGAGACTTTCTTACCAGAGGAAGTGACCTTAACCTTTGCTTTTCCCTTTCGTGGTTTTGCCACCGACAGTCTCCTCTTTTGATTTTAAAACCTTAATCTCTTTCTCTAGTTTCTCAACCCTCTCAGCTAAAGCCGCAAAGGAAGCGTTAAGTTCTTTTAGTACGTTGTTAAACTGGTGTTGTGAAATCATTGTGGCAATTGTCCTTGTGGAGGTTGCATCATTGGTGGTTGAGCTTGTGGTTTTGGTTGTGTGTTGCTTTCCTTAACGGCTACTTCACGTTCCTTCAATAGCTGCTCAGAGATTTTAAGGCGCTTCTGGAACTCTTTGTCGTCTGCGTCTCCTGCCTGTAGGTTAGCTGTAACAGCCTTAATACGGTCAATCTCAAGCTCCTGTGGTACAGCCTGTGCTTCAGCCATAGCTTTAGCAGCTCGTGCTTCGGACTCTTTAGCCTGTCCGTTGAGAGCGTTAGTCTGTGACGCTTGGAACTCAGCTTGCTGTGCTTGAGCCTGTTGTTGAGCTTGTTGTGCTTCTGGATTAGGCTGATTAGCTTGGTCGAGCTTGGCAATCAGTTCTTCACGGTTAGCTAGGCTCATGTTGTCCACAATGGACTTAATTAGCTCAGGGTACATCGGTGTTTCCGGTGACATAGTCTGTAGGAGCTGTACAAGCTGTGTAACTTCGTACTCACGGGCAATAACGCCTAGAGAGCTAGATACTTCAAACTTGTAGTCAGCTACTGGGAACTTCTCAGGCTCAAACTGCATATAGCGGTGAGCTGCCTTAGTAATAAACGGTATGACAAAGGACTCTTGGAAGTTAATCAAAGTGCGCTTGTGACGCTTAATGATAGCTCCTAAACCCATGGAGATGCCTGCTGCTGTACTTTCTCCGTTTACAGAGCCTGCGATACCCGCTGAGTCTATAGCGCCTGTAGCAGTCTGTACCATACGTTGTAGCTCTGCTGCCTGAGTAAAGGTAATCTGACTTACCTGACCAAAGTTAAATGGCTGTAGAACTTCAGCAGGGTTACCGTTAGTTAGGATAACCTTACCTGCACGTACCTCTGGCTTAGAGCCTCTAGGCATACGAGAAGCGTCCATTGCAAGCATAGGGTGTACAGTTAGTGCTAAGGCATCAATACGAGCGCGTAGTTCTGCGTCTAACGCCTTCTGAGAGTTATACCCTTTCTCACATACTCCTCGACCCCAGAAACGGCTAGGAACGACATCCCAAGGGAATGCTACGATAGGACGGTCACCCATCATGTAAGGATTAGCTTCAGCTTTAAGTAAAGTACCACCATCAGCGATAACAACAATAGCTTCAACGTAGTAGCTGTCGTCTCCTTCCTCTTCCTCAGTCAAGGTTACTGCTTCTTCCTCTGCATCGGGGTCAGCCTGTGCTTCTTCAAGCAAGTGACGAGGAACTAAACCGTAGTACTTAGTGAGACGTACTTTATCGTCGTCATAGACAGTAGTAATGTCGTGGTCAGGCTCAATGTCAAAGTCTGGAGATGCTGAACCTACGTCAGCCTCACGGTAGACACCCTCTTCCTGCAACTGTGTTACAACGTGCTTGGAAACAAACTCATCAATAGCCACACCTAGCGCACTTTCAACGGAAGTCGCTACAGGGTCAATAAGGAAGTTCTGAGGCATGACAGGATTTAGCTTAACGCAGGTTCTGTCCTCAATTGTTACACCAACTGCCGTTAATTCACCACCCATGACAGGCTGTGTAGCAGGTTTCATCTCTTTTTCAGTAGTTAGCTCAATTTCACCAATACCAGTGCCAAAAACAGCAGCATTAATCAAACATTCAGCTACATTTTTACGTATCATGTTGCGTTTAAAGTCGGCTTCTAGGCCATTACGCAACATCATAATGTCAGCAGTCTCTGTATCAGCAGCATCATCACGAATATCGAACCATTTTCCACGTCCAAAGGTCGCTTCTTCCAGTTCTGCTACGGATGACTCCACAGCTTGTTGTAAAGCAGGAGAAATAATCTTAGAACGCTCAGATTGACGTGTTTTGTCCTCTGATGCCCAGTGTCCACGCCATAGGCGGTAGTACTCATCAAACTTCTCGGAGTAGTTGGCTTCAAAATGGTCACGCCAGTCTTGACATTTGTTGTCTACCCACCCCTCTAGGGATTCAAAGCTGTAATCATCGTCTTGATTGTCAAACATAGTTAATACCCTGCATAAAAGTCAGTGAGTTCATATTCTTCTTCCTCGTAGTCGATAGCGTAAGCAACCTGAGCCAACTGGTCAATGTATGCCAACGCATCAATTAAATCATCATGTACTAGTTTATTAGGGAACTGGAACAGCTCATCTAGGAAAGGAGCATTCCATTCGCCCTTGTTAAGTTTAATCTTGCCGTGTTCAAAGCGACCTTGTAAGGCCCACACGATACGGTCAATCTTACGTTTGTTACCGTGGGTAAGCTCCTCGATACGGAAGAACCTTTGATTCTTTTTCATTATGTCATTCAAGTAGGGGTAGACAGCATTCTTCAATGCACCTTTCTCAATCCCTACTGCGACTGGTTGGTAGTCCCTGACGGCCTCGAAGATTTTCCTTGCTGTCTTTTCGACTCCCCATCTACCGTGGATGATGTCTGCGACCCACCAACCTTCCGTACCTGCTTTAACCACCGCAATTGCCGTTTGGTCAAGTCTGTTTGTTTTAGTTGTAGCTTTTTCAACTTCTGCGAATCCTGCCAAATCGACTGCTATATAGAACTGACCACCATCAGGTTCCTCCTCTAGGAACTTAACGTGTTCCTCCTTAAAGAGTTCACCACCGGCTGCCTCAAAGGATGCCATGAACTCCTGTCGGAAGGAGAAGGCTGACATAGACTTCTTAGCTGCATCAATCTCTTCAGGGTCGATTAGAGGGTTATCAAAGCTAGTAAAGTGGTATCCTGCCCAATCAGGGTCGTTAGCTATGTTAGCGTACTGATGGAGGTCGTAGAAGTGGTTACGTCCCATTGGTGTACCGATGAACATGGCTGAACCCTTTTGGTCAGCGAGAGCAGGGCGTAGGATTTGCTCCCACACCTCCGGCTTCATATCTGCGTACTCATCCATCACTAGGAACTTAAGGGAGACACCACGCATGGTTTCAGGCCTGTCAGCGCCTTTGAGTGCGATTGTAGCACCATTCACCAGTTTAAGTTGTAGGTTGTTGACATGACTGGACGCAATGACAGGGTTGCCAATCTCTAGCAAGGACTGCCACATAATGTCCCTAGCCTGCCCCTGTGTAGGTGCTACGTAGAAGACATGACCCTTAGTCGTACCCAAGGCTTCAATGATTAGCTTCCACGCTGCTAGTCTGGACTTACCTGTTCGTCGTCCTGCTGCTATGACTTGGAAACGAGCATTGTCCGCCCATACTTCCTGCTGCCATGGTAGGAGTTCTACTTTTAAGTCAGTCA